CTATTGATCTCCTTGTGCTTTAAGGTGCAGGTGGTCGGCCCCTTGGGGGCCGGTTTGCAGCCGGTTTGCAAAAGCAGTTGCCGGGCTGTTCTCGAAGGCGAGAATCGCGGCCTTCGACAAGGCCGGTGTCATCGCCAGATATTTCTCCAGGATACGGGTCGCGGATTGCAGCGTGTGCCCTGTCACCGCGCAGATTTGCGGGATGCCATTTCCGGCCTCTGACAGCAGCGTGACCGCCGTCCCCCGCAGATCATTGAAGCGCAGATGCTCGGCCTTCCGGGCCTTGGACAGCTCGGCATAGCCTTCCGGGCGTAAGCCGCAGGCGATCATGTGCGCCGACCACTGCTTTCCCAGTTCCTTGTCGTTGCCCTCGGTAAACCAGGGCCGCCCATCGTCGCGGGTCAGGATGTAGGGTCCGCGCCGGTCCATACCGTCCAGCATCCGCGCCAGAGCCTGCGACACATGGATCGTCACGCGGGCCTTGGTCTTGTTCTGCTTGAGGCTGATCGTCTCGCCCCGGAAGTCCGACCAGCGCAGGCGGATCAGGTCGCCGTATCGCTGGCCCGTGTGCAGCGCCAAGATCATCGCCTGTTGCATTTCCAGCGGCGCGGCGGCCATGAACGCGGCGATATCGTTGGCGGTCCAGATCATCTCGGATCGGTCGCCGGAATAGATGCGCTCGAACCCGGCCAGCGGGTTGTCCTTGATACGCCCTTTGCGCGCGGCGTAGCTGAACACGGCGGACAGCACCGACAGCCGGTTGTCGGCCTCGCGCGGGCGGTCCCGGCCGATCTCTTCCTGATAGTCCAGGAACACGCCCCGGACGCGGGGGCTTTCCAGCGCCCGAATCGGCAGCTTGCCGAACTTCACCTCCAGCTCGGTCAGCATCCGCTTGTATTCGCGCTGGGTGCTGGCGGCCTTCTTCTCGAAGGTCAGGGACAGCAGGTAATCACGGATCAGGGCATTGACGTTGCCAACGTCCTTCGGCGCGATCTTCTCGGCCTCGACCATCGCAGCCAGGAACGCAGGATCGCCGGGCTTCCCCGGCAGCGCCGCGCCGGTCGCGCGGTGATAGTAGTAGGCTCGCACCGTGCCGTCAGCGAGGCGCTTGCGGACAGTGTTCACACCCTTGATCTTCGCCTTAACCATTTCGCGACCTCAACCAGCCGTCCAGCGCCGCATCGGCCGCGTCCTGCTTTTCTTGCGCGGTCAGGACACGGAAGCCGCCATCCGGGAACACGTCCACGCCCGCGACAGTCAAGCCCATCTCCTGAACGAGCTTGACCATCTTGCGGACGTTGGGAACCGTGGCGGCTCGGGTCATGGATCAGTCCTCGTCGGTCCGGTCGTCCGGGTGCTGGACGCTGTAGAAGGCTTCTTCCATCTCGTGGATGATGCGAGGGAGCATGTCCCCGATCCGCCAGTCGCGGGTCGAAACAATGTTGACGCCGCTGATGAACTCGGAGTTGGCGGAAAACTGGTCGGCAGGAATCCAGGTCGTGCGGCCGAAGCCATCCTTGACCTGCAACCAGCGGTCATGGCCGGGATAGGCGCGCAGCAGGTGAAGCAGCTCGCAAGTCATCGGCCCCGCCTTCGCGGGGATAACGCCTTCTTCCGTGAGGTGGCGATAGACGTTCAGCGCCAGCACGTCGTTCACGTCGAACATGCGCGTTTTTCCTGGGGCGGTGCGGGGCGCGCACTCGTAGAAACCCGCAGCGACGGCCTCGTTGAACCGCTGCTTGTTGATGCCCGCGATCTGCGCCGCGACTGTGCTGGATACCTTGATCCGCGTCATGTTAATTGCTCCTGTGCGTCGGTCAGAGCCGTTCGCCCTACCTATTGAAACAACAATAAGCGTGACCGATTGATAAAGCAATAGGTCTTTATGCCCCGATCAGGGCGCAGTCCTCGGCAGCCGGTCGATCTCGTTCACTAGCTCGCCTGCCATGTCGCGGGCGGCCATGATCAGCGACACGCTCAAGTCCCTGATGCTCTTTGGCGCGTCAGATTCGGTCATCAGGTGATCGACAACCTTGATCATGTCGGCCAGCAGCACGGCGCGGTGCTGCACGTCTGCAACCGTTGCCATCAGCAGGGCCTCCCGTTGGCGCGGGCCTTGAGGTGGGTCAGCCGCAGAGCGACACGCTGATGGATCATGCAGTTAACCAGATAGAGCATGTCCACGTCCGCCGGGCCGTCGCCCAAGGCGTCCAGCGCCAACTCCAGGGCGTCGTGCAGTTCGTCCCACTCGGATTGCGTCAGAACGGCTGGCAAGCGGGCGCTGTTCGCGCGAGCGCGTTGGTTCGTTTCCATTGGGATGTTCCTCTTAGGTCTGGGGTTGAGCTTCGCGATCCATGCGCTCGCGCAGGCAGACGACGATCTCCGCGCTTTGCGAACGCAGGTTCTTGGCGGCTTGCGCCTCGATCCACGCCTTCACATCGGGAGGAAGGATCAATTTGAACTGGATCGGCTTCATAGTCGCCTCACGGACAAATCTTGTCCCCATATGGACAACAAATGTCCGTGGCGTCAAGGACAAATCTTGTCCATATGTTCGGCATGGATGAAGATCGTCTTGTTCAGTTCAAGTTGATGCTGCCGGCCAGCTTGAAGGCTGACCTTGAGGCTGGCGCTGCCGAAGCACGGCGCAGCCTGTCGCAGCATATCGTCGGCATCCTTCTCGGGGTTCAGAAGCTGGCAAACGAAGCCGAGAAGTTCGGCGATCCTGTTGCCTTCATCGAGAACGCCGTTGCCCACGGGGAAAAGGACGAAATCCGCCTCATGCGGGAAGAGACCATCAAGATGAGCGAAGCGGTCAGTGCTGCCTTTGAGAGCCTGAAGAGGCGCGAGGATCGCGTTCAAGAAATCGAAGAACAGTTGATTGAGCGATTGAAAGCCATCGAGACAATGAACGTTCGGTTCACTAAGCCCCAGGAATAGATCGGGGCCGACGCAACATCTCGCTGCAATCGGCCCCTGCCCAGACGCGGGCGATGCGCTTACACGCGCTGCGGATGGCCCCGGTTCGCGCCGTGCCAGCCTGCGCCGCGCCAGATGAAGGGTCCGACCGCGCCGTGACGGGGTTGTGGCTCCCAAGGGCCGGGCACTCACCGTCTGATCCCAGATGCTTCGCGGTGAACAACTCCGCAGGGCGCATCCCGGCCCTAGCTCGTCATTCCTGCCAGTCTACGAATTGCAGCGCGTCTTGCAGGGTGGTGCCGTCCAGCCCGGCCTCCTTCGCCGTGGCATAGGCTTGCAGCATCGCGCCGAACGCCCGCGCCTTGCCGCCGTGGTCGAAAGCTTGCATCGGCCGCACCACGTCCAGCTTGACCTCGCTGCCCAACTTGGCCGTCGCCTCGTCCGCGACCAGCATGGCGATCGGTTGCAGGACCAGTTGCGCCAGGTGCCGCTGCGCCTCTCGCACCAGCGGCCCGGTGGTGGCCGGGTTCAGCAGGGCGGGCAGGACGCCATAGGCCATCAGGACCGCGCCACGGGCGGCTTGCAGCGTCTCGGCCGTCATGGCCTTCTGCAAGTCCGGGGTCAGGCCCTCGGGGCGCTGGCCAAGCTGCGGGTGCATCCCTGCGGCGACCTGTTGCGCCACGCCCTCGATGACCAGGGTGGCCCCGCGCCTGCCCCGGAAGGCGGACCGCATCGCGGCCATGTCCTCGGCCGATCCTTCCGGCAGCGGAACGATCAAACTGCCCAAGGGCGCGTCCCGATAAACATCGCGCAAGGCCGTCTCGACCTCTTGCAGCAGCTCGGCCGACAGGCTCGCCCGGTGAAGGGGTGCGGTCCCGGCCCAGGGCGTCACCGGGGACGATCCGATGCGGACGTGCAAGACCTCGCCCGCCAGCACCGTCTCCGAGGTGCCGCCGCCGATCTCCGACACGCTCACGCGATAGGCGCGCGGCTCGCCATGCAGGGTTTTCACGTCCCAATCGGTGACGGGCAACAGCTTGTCCCGGATCAGGAACATCGCCTCGCCGCGCAGGGCCAGGGACCGCGCCAGCATCGCCAGCGTCCGCCGGTCGAGCATGTCGGTGCCCGCCACGTCCGCCAGGGTGAAGCCGCTTTCCCAGAGGCTCACACAGCCTTGCACGGTCGCCGTCAGCTCGGCCGTGTTCGACCGGCCGGACAGCCATTCCGCCCGCGCCGCGATCAGGTCGGCCGTGAAGCCGGACGCAACCGCGCGGGTCTCTGTGGGTTGCTTGCGTCGGAACAGGTCCATCAGCCCCATGTCATGCCCTCCATCGGTTGAGCGCATAGACGGGGACGCGAACCGGCTGGCGGTCCTGATGCGTTTCCCATGCCCGCGCCTCGATCTGCGCTTGGGAATAGGCGGGCCGGGTGACGGTCGAGACCTCGAACAGCTCGGCCGCCGTGATCGTCCGCAGGATGCCGCTGGCCCGTTGCTCGATCCGCTCGCCGCCACGCGGAACACGAAAGCCCGGGGACAGCCCTTTTATCAGGCCCGCCCGATAAGCCGCCAGGAAGTCCCGCGCCCAGGTGGTGCCTTCCTCGATCTCGGCTTCCACGGTCAGGGCATCATCCCCATCGGTCAGCCGCAGATTGCCCGCAGAACGGGACGCCAGCGGCCGGTCGTAGCTGTGGCCCGCCAGCAGGTGAATATCCTCGCCCGCCTCGATCCGGGCGGCGAAGGCGCGGGGGGCGATCCGCTCGAACCGCCCCGGCGCGATTTCCGCCTCGGCCCCATAAGGGAACGTGGCGCGAAGGCGGGTGGTCCCGCCCTCGGCTCGCAGCTCCAGGCTGCCGTTGTGACCGCCCCAGAGCATCAGGGTGCCCCGATGCCCGAGAGGATCGCAAGTTGCGACCCGCGCGCCACGGTCACGTCCGCCGTCATCAGCGCCGTCAGACGCAGGGTGCCCGATTGCGCGTCCGAGAACGGATCGCGGATCAGGTCCAGCCCGCCCCAGATCCCGACATAGAACGGGGCAATCCCGCCCGTGTTCGTCGTCAGCACCGCCGTGCCCTCGGGCAGCGTCGGGGCCAGGGCGATCTGCCCGGCGGGAACGTGCTTCACCAGCCGGTCCCACTGCGACACGGCCGTGCCGCTGATCAGGGCGTCGTCCAGGTCCGCCCAGATTTCGGGGTTGAAGCCCATGCGGATGTCGCCCGGCGACTTGACCAGGTTGCCGTCCATGAAGGCCACCGCCGCCTGCCGGAACGCCGCCCAGCTTGCCGCAGCCCCCACGGCCGTCTCGGTGATGCCGTAGTCGGCCGCGCCGGTGATGATGCCCAGAGGCTCGCCATTGGCCCCGCTGCCCATCAGGATCGCCCGGTCCAGCTCGGTCTGCACGGCCGCGTTCATGTCGCGCCGGATCGCCGCTTCCAGCCCGTCGCCCGCCTGCTTGAGCGCCTTGCGGGTGATCCGCATATGGACGCCAAGTGTGTGGTCCGGCTCCAGCATCCGTTCCGCGAAGTCGAAGGCTTGCGGACCGGGGACGTTCGCGCCCTCGGTCGGTGCCCAGCCTGCCACCGCGCCCGCCGTGGCGACGGGAATGGCGACTGCGCCCGAGGTGATGTTGATGACCTCGCCGCCCAGGCGGGACGCGACGGACGCGGGGAAGATGCGGTCGATCAGCGGGCGGATCGTGACGGGCTTGGGCACGTCCGCGCTCGTCGTGGTGCCTGCGACCAGCTCGCGCTGCTCCAGCGCCGCCAGCGGCACGGGGATGCCCCGATAACCGCCGTGGCTCCGCATCTCGGAAACGATCTCGGCCGTCTGGCCCGACAGGGCGCGGCCTTCCTCCAGCGCGGCGACGATCTGGCGCAGCTCGAAGCCCGCGACCAGATCATCCCACTGCCGCCCGGCGCGAGTTTCCAGATCGGCCCCGGCCTCGCGCCGCTCGGTATCCTCGGCTGTCAGCGCCGCGCGATACTTGATCTCGTTCTGGCGATACTCGCCGTCGAGAGTTTCCATCTGGCGGATTTCATCCTCGCTGGCATCGGACTTGCCGACCAGCGACGACAGGGTTTGGCGGATTTCAGACTGCCGCCGTTGCAGTCGGACAGAATCAAGCATGTGTTTCCTCTTTGCTCGATAGGGGTTTGTTGTCGGCCGTCAGTTCGTTGACAGCCTTCCGCCAGCCGTGGCGGTCATACGAAGGCGGGGGGTTCCCGACCTCGATCCGGGTTTTTGCCGAGTGACACGAAGGACACCGCATGGCGCAATTTTCGGGGGCGTAGGCCAGATCAGGCCGCAGCCGGACCGGGATGACGTGATCGCACTCCAGGCGGCCCCGGCTCTTGCCGCAGTCCACGCATTTGAAGCCGTCGCGTTCCAGCACGGCCATCCGCAGCGTGTGCCAGCGCGGGCCGCGCGTGATGCGCTTGGAGTGGCGGGTGTAGTCCCTCACGCCCATGCCACCCTCGCTTTCCGGGTGGGGGCCGCCAGCATCCGCTGGCCCTGCGCCACCGCCAGCACCGTTGCCGCCGCCGCGTCGATGCGCCCGAGGCTTCGGGCTTTCGCCAGCTTGGCGTTGCCAGCCGGATCATTGAGAACGATGGCATCCGAGAACGCCGACCGCAGCAGCAGGGATGGAACGCCCTTCACCTCGCCGTCAAACAGCGCCCGGCGAAACCGCTCTATGTCCTCGCTGCCGTCCTTCCAGCCAAAGCCCCGGTAGATGAACGGGACACGCAGGCCCGCCTTGTCCATCGCCTCGGTGAACTCGGCATGGCGGAAGCGGTCGCCCGCGATACAGGCCGGGGTGATGCCGTCCAGCTTGCGGACGATCTCGGCCAGCCAGGGACCGGGCGGCACCGTGGCCTCGCCCATCACCGTCAGCTCGCCGCGTTCCTGCATCTGGGTGTAGCGGTCAGACACGCCGTCAGCCGCGCCACGATCCGCAAGGCTGGGGTTGCCGGGGAAGGTGCCCAGAGCCTCCAGGCGGCCCGTCTGGGGCCAGTAGAACGCCGCTGCGGACATGGACCGCGAGCCGCCCAGGTCCACGCCCAGGATGCAGGGACCGTCGCGGGGGGGTAGATCGCCCGGCGAGACTTCTCCGGCGAGCCATTCGTCAACTGTGACGAGAACCGAGCGATCCTCGGTGGAAACACGCTCGTTCCTGTTAAGGTTCCGAAACGACGACAGCGCCGATCCGCCGCGCGCAATCGCCCGCTTTGCCTGCGCCACCAGCCAGTCCAGGGATGCGCCGATGCCCTCGACCGCGCCGGCGTTGGCTTCCAGCAGCGACGGCAGATCATCGGCAGGCAGCCCGAAGGGGGGCCGGTGTTCCTGCACGAACGTGCCGGGGGGCGGATCGTCCAGCCAGCGCGAGAACGTGTTGGCGTCGTCAGGTGCGGACGTGCTGATGATGAGCGCCCGGCCGTCGCGCTTGCCGAGACCCGACAGGATGGCATTCTCCAGGTTGTCGCCCTTCTCGCGCTCCCAAGCCGCCCGCTCGTCCATCAGCGCCAGCGTCGGGGCGCCGCCCAGGATCGACTTGCCATCGGCAGGGATGACGCGGATCAGCCCGCCGCCATTGCCGGGATACTCGACTTCCAGCTTGGACCCGCGCCGGATGATGAACTGCTCGCGCTCATCCTCGGGCAGCCCCTCGATAAAGCCGGTCACGAACTGAAAGGCGGTCTTGGCCTGATCGCGGTTCCGCGCGGCGAACAGGATTTCCCGCTTGGGCTGGTCGTCCCAGACGCCCATGAGGCTGCCCAGAGCGAGGCCCGCTGATAGGGCCGTCTTGGCGTTGCCGCGCCCGATCGACAGGCAGGCGACCATCACGCCGTCAGCCAGGGCGCCCCGCACAAACCTGCGCTGGAACTCGGCCAGTTGCAGAGGCTCGCCCGCCTTCGGACCCTCGGGAACGGTCAGCGTCTCAAGGAAGGCAATCGCCTGATCGGCCAATTCCTCCCCGGATTTTTTCGGGAGAGGGAAAAGAACAGGTGGACGCCGGTATCCCTGTTTCGCGGAAGTCTGCCCATTGGGACCAGACCGCAGGTCGGCCGCTCGCGCCTCTGGCGACCCTGCGGGCAGACCATCCTTGCGCGGTCGTCCTCTCGGGCGCTTCGCCTCGGTCACAGCCGCACTCGCTTGTAGCGCGCCGCAATGCGGGCAGCCGCAGGCACAAGGCCGGGCTTCACGTCCACGCTGCCCCGGTTGTCATAGTGCCACGCTGCCTGCTCCAGCACGGCCAGTTGCAGGTCGTCGGGCAGATCGCCCGTGGGCATGTCGGGGCCGATGTAGTGGGCAAGCTCCTGCCCCGCCGCGTCCAGCAGACGCTGGATCAGCAGATCATCATCATCGGCGCCCACACGCAGATATTCCTTGGCGTCGGTCAGGGGCACGGGGGAAGGGGTCATCGCCACATCTCCGGGTCGAAGGTGTCGGGGTCAGGCAGCGGGATGCGCGCGCCTGTTTGGGGAAGCGTGGTGTCGGTGGAAGGTGCGGGGTTTTCCCCTAGGTCGGGGACAACCTCTTTGCCCGGCTGGGTCAGCGTTCCCTCGTTCCCGCTCTTATAGAGCGCGGGAACGGTGGGAACGGCAGCATGACCGACGTTCCCTGCGTTCTCGGGAACGGTTTGGGAACGGTGGGAACGCTTGTCATCAGGCTCCACCTTCCAGACGAAGCCATCAACGATGCGGACGATCTCTTTATCTTGCAGGCGGTTCTTGAGCTTATGGAAGGCGGTGCGCTTGCTGCTATCGCCCTCGCCGCTCGACAGGCTGTGTCGGTCGCAGAACTCGCGCCAGCGATCCAAGGAAACGCACTGCCGGGAACGCGGGAACATATCCCCTTGGCGGACCTCGCCATGATGCGCCAGGGCATCGGACAGCGCCTGCATCCCGATCTTGTCGGTGCCGGTCAGGCGGACCTTGTTCTTGCGCGTTACCGCCTCGGCGGGCGTTACAACGGCCGAGGTAACGCGGTCCCCCTCATCGTCCAGTCCAAGGAACACCGATTTGAGCGTGTAGGCGAACACGCCATCGCACGGCATGTCCCGCTGCTTGCGCTGCTCGGCCATGATTGTGTCGTCGCTGCGGGTCAGCTCGATCTCAGTGTCCGCCGCCGCTCGCAGGCTGCCAGAGCCGCGCGCGCCCTTGCTGGCGTCCTTGCCGCTGTGGTGGATCACCATGACATGCGCGCCCGTCTCGGCCCGCAGGTGGTCGATGCTGCGGACGAACTGGCCCATGTCCTGGGCCGTGTTCTCGTCGCCGTTCCCCATCGCTCGGGCCAGCGTGTCCACGACGATCAGAGACGGCCGCTGCGGCAGCTTGGTCAGGATCGTCTCGACCAGCCACTGGCTATCGTCGGACGTGCAGAGGTCCAGCCCGGCGGGCAGCAGGATCAGCTTGTCGCCGTCCAGATCGGGGTTCTCGCGCCGCATGGCTTCCATGCGGTTGCGGATGCCGGTTCCGCCCTCGCTGGCGATGTAGAGAACGGGGCCTGCCCATTTCTCGCCCGAGGGGACGCGGTGCCCGTGCCAGTCCAGCCCAGCCGCGACGTGCGCTGCCAGATCGAGCGCGAAGAACGTCTTGCCCACGTTGGACTCGCCATAGACAACCGACATGGCCCCGCGATCCAGCCAGCCCTTGACCAGATGCCGGGACCGCAGCACCGGCCGGACGCGGTTCATGGGGATCAGCGCGTCCGCCAGTTCGGCTGCCCGGCCCGTCAGCAGGCGGCCCGGATCAATGCCCCGTTCCGCGCGGTGCTGGGCGTCCATAGTGCCCATGATCTCGAAGGCCCCCATCACGCGGCCCTCCCGATGAACTTCATCAGCGTGTCGCGTTCGGCGGCCTCGATCTCTTTCAGGCGCTCCAACTCATCGGCGGGCAGGTGCCGCTCGATAGCCCAGCGGACCAGATCACGCAGATCGTCGGGCGGGATCGCGTCCAGCTCGGCCGCGAACTCGTAGGGCCAACGCTGATCGGCCTTGGTGTTGCGCTTGGCCGGGCGGGTCGGCAGGCGCATGTTCTTCACCTGATCGCAGGTCAGACCCAGGTGGTAGAAGTCCACGTGGACGCCGTATTCCGCGCCGAACCGCTCGACCTTCTCTTGCAGCGAGGCGGATGCGTCCTGCCCGCTGCGGTCGAAGTCATAGAGCGCATAGATCACCAGCGTCTTGCCGGTGCCCCTCATGCTCTCGACGGCCCCATGCGCGAAGGTCTCGGACGTGAAGCCGCCGGTCGGCATCAGCGGCACGTCGAACTCGGACGTGACCGGGTAGATCACGCCAGCCAGCGCCGATTTCTCCAACCAGATTTCCACATCCACGGTGGACTCGGCCCAGAGCGATTTCCGATAGAACCGGGCGGTGTCGCGCAGCGCATCTTCCCAGCCGTCGAACGTCTGCGGCTTCCGCATGTAGCGGGTGGCGTCTGCGATGCAGTGATAGGGCATCCGCCCCTCGCGCCGCAGGGTCAGCACCTGCGCCTGCACCTTGTTGTATCCATCCTCGGTCTTTTCGATGCCGGGTAGCCCGGCGACCGTGGCCTGATAGAAGAGCTGGCGGACAGTGACCGGGCCGTGCGCCTCGGCATAGTCGATCAGAAACCGCGCCCTGATCTCCATCTCGGCCGAGGTGGCGCGACGACGCGGTGCAGGATTTATTAGGCTGGCCGGGTAAAGCGCGTTCATGCCGCATCCCTCCCCTGCACATAGCCGAGGAACGCGGCCTGATCGGCCGGGGTCATCCGCTGATAGCTGGCAAGGCAGTAGGCTTTCAGCTCCACGCGGGACGCCATGTCAGCCCAGAACCCGGCTTCCTCCATCACGCCGCAGAGGAACGGCACCTGCGGCCAGCCGGGGCGCAGTTCCTCCAGCAGCCGCTCCAGGAAGGGAACGCGGTCGTCCGGGTCACAGGCTGCGACTGCACAGGCCAGGGCGCTTGCAGTCCGCAGGCGGTTCAGAGTATGTTCGTGGGTGACACTACTGCTATGCAGTTTGACCCCGGTTGCGCCCGCCAGCGCGCCGGGGTTTTCGTTTTCGGGGTCCGTGCCGGTTTGCACCGATTTCGTAACCCATTGATCCGAAACTACGCCATCCAGCGCCGGTTGCGAGATTTTCCCTTTAGATTCAAAGCCGTGGGTCAGGCTACGAATCTGGGGGTCGGGCGTTCGAATCGCTCCGGGTCCGCCATTTCCAAAAGGGCCGAGGCATCGCTGCCTCGGCTCTTTTTCCTTGCTTCGCGGCATGACCTGTCCGGGCTGTCACCGCCTGACAGCCGGGACAGATGCTCTCCTGCCCCGGCTGTCAGGCGGTGGTGATGCGCCCGCCCTGCTGCC